CCGTAATCACCATCAAATACATTATCTCCATTTTTAATAATGTTTTTAAGCATATGTTCCCAATCATGTGAAAAAGGGTTAATTCCTACCATAATACCATTATTAAACATATTTTTCCGCAACTTCGCAACCAACCCTAATGTATATCGACGAGTTAAGCACAGAATATCTAATGGAGATGTTTTAAAAACACGAGGTTTATCAACTTTTTCTACATCACGTAACTCATCCTTTAGGGTGTCACAATGGTATGAGTCATAGGGATAGGTCCCTCCTATGAATTGGGACTCTCGCATATTTAAACACTTTTCAAAATGGTCATAAAACTTTCCTCTGTCGAAATCCATAAAATCAGCCTTAGTGCCTTCAAATCCAAAGCCACAACTAGTCTTCTTGTCAAGTCCTTGAACATAATCATTGCCACAAATTACATCTTTATCAGAAGAGACTTCAAACTTTGGTAGTAAACACTTAACATAATCGGTAGCAAATGCCAGACACTCAAGATCAACTGGTGCAACACTCTTATGAGACTTTTGAGACATAACCATAGCAGTATTTCGACCACAGCTATTCAAATTTGCTGGTTTTCTTAATTCCTCAAAAATTCCACTTACCTGGGAGGGAACAATTGTGGAAGTTGAAGATACAAAATTAAACTTCTGCCGATCCAGGGGTATTAAGGACCCACTTAAAGTATCTATCATCGGTAGTTCACACCCGTCGTCACTTGAAAAAAGTTTATGAATTTGTTCATAGGACGCTAATGAAAATATTTTTGAAATGCCAGTAGCATCATTTCCGGCAATATGCATGCCTAATAACATGCCATCCTTTGTAACCAAGGGGCTACCACATAGTCCATCAAGATTAATATCATACATGACATCCATTGGTGTTATCTTACCCTTAAAACCAGTTGTACAAACATATTGCGCAGTAAAATCTATCCGATGTAACTGTTGTTCAAGATTGTGTGTTGCTTGTGGTGTTATCAAAAATAAATCGCGAACATATGATTCTTTAAGTAATTTTATCTTTTTAAAAAGAACTGGAACCTCAGGTGGAAATTGGGCGATAATTAGATCATCATGTTTGTTAGAATACACAACTGTCATTTCCTGTTGATCATATACAATATTGCGACTGTTTTGATACACTTTAATAAAGAATTTCTTGCCTTGTTCTAATTGTGTAGAGTGATAGGGCATAAGAATAGTTCGACAAGATATCAACCCAACAGCCTGTGTAATTGCTGTTTCACCCTTAGGGCCAACATAATTACATGTGCACACAACAGTATTCTTTTTAAACACATTAAGTTGTTGTGGTCCTTCATCACCCTTCAGAAACAAATGGTCGAAGGCTTGTGCCCTAAAATTACCCATGTTATGAGTGGGTGTTCTGTTGGACATATAACAGCGAACGAACTGTTGAGGAGTATCCACTTGTGTAGAACCAAACAATTTGTATATACAATAACAAACTGTGAAGATAACACCGACAAATGAAGCAATCACAACACAATCAACGGTACTCAAAATAGAAACAAGAGGATCATGCAAATCGAAGCTTTGTCCTTTAAATAAAGGTCCAAAGTCTTGTATTTCTGCACGAGAGGCGTGATGTTGCTCCTTAATTAACAACTGCTCTTTAACATCATCAAACACACGATATACAAGTTGATCACGTACAGTAGAAATTGTCTTTTCAACACTCCAAGTTCCATTTTTATAAAGTTTAACATCAACATCGCCTCCCTTTCCAGGGTATTGGTCCATCTTTGAGAAGTCGTACAGACGAATCCGCCTGTATAATGCCCCAATGTCAGTTATACCGCAATCATTGTACAGTGTTAAATTTATCTGATTGGTTGTTGAAAGTATAAGGCGTGATGTGAAAAATTTGGTCATTTTAAGTTCTGCAGTAGCACAATTTAATGGATACTTTGCAGTTGAAACAAAATTT